TTATTTTTTTACGAATTCAGCTATAGATTCAGGAGTATAGTTATTCAACTTCTCACATACATCAAAAAATGGGATTAAGACTATCTCACTTAGCATATTTTCATTTTTTTCAATTTCAATCACTACTCCAAGCCTGTTGCCACTAATGTGATTTATTTCTATGTTTTTTATTATTGGGAGATCAGCATGTTTTTGTATTTGCAAATTTTGCTTTGTTATTTTTTTATTCTGCATCCATTGCGCTACAGCAATTCCTACAGTCACCATTAAAGTAATTAATGTTAAACCATCTGTCGATACAACTTTTTCTAATAGATATCTCAAATTCATACTCTCTTTTTCACGCCTTTCTAATTTCAATAAATTGTATCACAATATTCATGGTTATACAAATAGAAAAAACAAATAACATTTGTATTTATTATAGTAAAATATCCATTTTTTTCCCACAAAAAAAGAGCGAATACAAATTAATGTACTCGCTCTTTGATATTAAAATTTTATTTTGTATAACTCATCAACAGCACGTTGTCCATAATCGTCATACAGCCATGTTCCAATTGCAAAGAATTTACCTGTTGTTGCTGATTTACGCATAATGTAGTTGTCATCACCTTTAATACGCACAAGATACTCAACATCTGTGCTAGTAAAGTATTCACCGTTGTATAACCTTGCATCATCACCAGCATACTGTGTGCGCAAAACGTCATTAAATGCCATGATAGCATCTGGATCATGTGATGTGATTCGCCCACGTGGCGCCATATACTCTGCAACTAATCCATAGCCGTCTGTTTGTTCTGGTGTTTTTCCTGTAGGCTTTGGTATCGCAGGTGTTGGTTGGGGAGTTACTCCACCACGACTTGCGCTAGCATACTTGCCATCTAAGAATACTTTTCTAACAAAATCAGCTAAATCCCAGGCACGTTCTTCAACATCTGCAATCCATGCTAATTCATTTGGTTTTTCACAGTTAGCCCATTCAATCAAGTAGTTATCTGTTTTACCATAATTACACATTGCATAATCTCGACTTGGATAGCCGCCAATGCAGTGAATGCCTTTAGATTTCAATCGCGTTGTTACTTCGTTAACAAATGCTACACGATTCGGATTATTGCGATTTGGATTATAGATTACAAATGCACTACCGACATTGAAGTGATTGCTAATCGTTACATCATAGACATTTGCATCTGCTTTGTGCTGGTCCATTTCATGACCAGTAAGGCCGCCAGTGTAAACTGTGTTAAATCCTTGTTGCCTTAAAATTTCCACTGCTCTCGGTACGATCTTTTTAAACAATGGTTCTTCGTAGATTCCATTTCGACCTGCACCTACCGTTCCATGATGACTTGCATATAAACATATATCTTTATGTGCCATAATAATTTCCTCCTAATAATTTTTTATTTTAAAAGCAACCAATTACAGTTGCTTATGTTACTAACAACTAAAACTAGTTGCTTTTCGAGTTTGTAAATGATTGCACTAATGTGAAAATGTAGAACCCAACTAAATATGGATTACTAACAAATCGCAATAACACGCTTGCTAACGCGTCCCACGTAGATAGTTCCTCCGCTTTTACATTTAACCCGGATAAAATCGGCAATGTTGAAATTACAACGATTCTAACCCAGAATTGATAGTTCTTTGAACGATTTTTGATTTCTTTTAATACTTTTTCCATAATAATTATTCTCCTTTGTTTTTTGCGAGTTCAACTTTTAATTCAGTTACATCTCGCTTTAATTCTTTTAAGTCTTTAGACTGGTCTTTGCTGTATGCTTCTAGTTTTTCGATGCTTTTTTGTACGCTTTCGACATTCAAAATGCGTTTTTCGTGTGCATCAAGTCGCTTTTCCACATTTTCGATACGGATAGTGTGATTTGCGATCGCTACACCTTCATCAACATCATCTTTCTTTTGCATTCGATGAAATGAAAATATTGTGATTACAAACCCAGCAATTAATATGCCGTTATTTATAAAATTTTGTACTTCTGGGCCCATATAAATGCTCCTTTCCAATAAGATTACCAACCTACCACCCAACGAAATAAATTAAATCCCTACATCGCCACTTGCATAACATTTCGCATACCAAACACCAACGATTTTCAAACTTTCATCTTCAATCGTATTGGTTTTTTCCACAATTCGTATATGCCCACCTCGAAAACACATTGGCTCAACAATGTTAATAAATAATTCCGTTGTCTTATCCATAACACTTTCACCACAGAGTAAAACCAAACAATCATGATTAACTACATGCTCATCTAACAAATGCTGCTTTTCGATTTGCGGAACAGTTAACTCATGAATTGCGGTTATGTCTTTCAAAAACTCTAAAATAGTTTCTGTCAATATATGTGATGGAGCCTCCCAAAGGACTATATCAATAACTTTTTCATTTGTTGTTTGTAAAATTATTTTTTTATATTTAGAATATACATCACTACCAAAATTCGACAATTCCACTTCCTTATTTTTTTCAAAATCAAGGTACACTCTGCGAATTTCAATATTTTCTTCAATATTTTCTTTAGTATTTTCTGTTTTATATTGCATTGTTCCATCTGGTTGCATATCTGGATAAGTCCAAATAGCATCCTCTTCTTTTCTTAGAGATTTTATGGAATCATAATTGTTATTATTAACAAACACCTTTTCACCTTTTTTTATCAAAAATCTCATCGCTTTTTCCTCCTAATAACACACCCATACTTTCCCTATCACAATCGAACTAGAAGCAGGGCGTGCTGCAAATCTTAATTTTTTATTGTTTTCGTACAGATATATTGATATTATATGAGTTGATGTAAAATGAACTTCAAATTCTGTATAAACTCCTTCTGTAAGACTGTAGGGATTAGCCCCCTTTATAACTCTTCTCTCAGTGTTCGTTCCCATAAAATTTATCCCCCTAATTGGTGTAGTGAAAGTATATTCTCTCTGAGCATTCAACGTCACAGCACTTGTTATGTAAGGGTACCAACAAGAAAGTTCTTCCCAACCACAGAAAGTTAAATTTGGATAAGTTCCTTTTGTAGTGTTAAAAAACCTATTACCAAACTGGTCGCTCATTTCAACATTTATCCGATTTCCGTACCGTGTAATTGTTCCATGATACGCTCGATTTAGTATTGGTGTATTTGATATATTTCCAGTTATATAAAATTCAGTTTTTCCAGGGTGGACTTTGTTAATATATCCCAACAAATTTGTTCCTACTTGAGCATTCTGAGCTAGCACCGAACCGCTCGCTGATAACCCTGTCATTCTTTGGATTTCTTCTTCCCAAAGGTACTTTTGCCAAATTGTATTTGTAGCTGTAGAGTTTCCATTCCACTCAGACGTATATATTCTATTTCCACCAATCCCTAACGCAACTCCAGCACCTGATAAGTTCGTAGTGTCATTTAGGTTTGTTTTTAATGCCAAACCTCGTATTGTTGCATTCGTTACATTTGAAGATGATGGTATGTAAAATGTCTCCAGCCCACGATCTAACGCTTTAAAATAATCTAATGGATTAGCTTTTCCATCTGCTTGTGCCGTCGAAAGTTTCACAGAACCATTATCATTTGTTATTTTCTTTAATTGCGTTGCAGTCTTATCCGCTTTTAAATTCATTTCTCCACGATTAGGAAGTTTTTCCCAACCTGTCCAAGTAGTTTTATTACAAACACATCTATACATATCATTTGTAGTATTATGAACTAAAATTATCGTGTATATATCACCAAATCTTGTTGCATATCCTGCCAAATATCCCGTCAACCCACTTGGAAATCCACTGTTTCCACTACAGTAAACAAAGATGTATGCGAATCCATTTGCCATTGCAAGTACTTCTGTTTGTAAATTTTTACCGCCATTATTTGGTAAATGGATTTTCCCACTCCCGTTGTCTGCCGTTATTTTTTGCATTTGTACAGAACCTTTATCAGCTTTTTTCCCTAGTTCAGTATCTGTATATGTTTTATCCGCTTTTTTATCTATGTTAGTTACATTCGTATCTATACGTTTACCTAAAGCGGTATCTTGTGTATCTACATATGTTTTATCTGCCTTTGTATTAACTTTATTATCATTGGTAGTTTTGTAAGCATTGAATGTACTTGTTTCCAACTTTGCACTTATTGCTGTGTCTTGAGTTTTATCTTTATCATCTAAAGTTTTTATTTTTGCATCATATGTTGTTAAATTTACTTTCTTCGCTAACTCAGTAACTACATATGTTTTATGTACAGCATGATAATCGCCACTTGGGTTACTTGGCGGTAATTGCAAGGCTCCTGACATAACATCACCAGATTTTTTTACCATTTTTCCGATTTCAGTAACATTAGTAGATACATTTTTTTGAATATCTTTTATAGCAGTATCTTGTGCTGCACCTTTATTATCTAATGCTGTCATTTTTGCATCATATGTTGTTTGTTTAACACGCGTATTTGCATTATTATTAGCATCTATAGCATTAGTATTTGCTGTACTTGCAGCACCTTTGTTTTCTGCTATTTTTGTATCTTGATCGCTATTTTTATTATCTAGCATTGTCATTTTTGCATCATATACTGTTTTATCAACTTTCAATGCATTCTGTTGATTAACGTGTGTTGTATCTGCTTTTTTATCTATTGCAGCATTAACTCTTTGTTGTTCTGCATTTGTCCAAGTTTTATCTGTTTTTGTATCTATTTGTTGTTGTAATGCTTGAATATCATTTGTATCTACTCCATCTAAAACAGACGTTACAAGAGATATTTTGTTAATGCTTCCTTCAATTATGTCAATTTGATAAATTGCTTCTTGGCTAGTTGTTGTTGCTTCAATTCCAAATAAATTAGCAGTTTTTAATGCCGGCGGACTAGGTGATACAGCGCTTGTTCCTTGTAAAATTTTCAAAGTATGCTCTTGCACATTTCCAGATTTATAAACATATTCACTTACTAAATAAGCAATCTTTTTTTGCCCAGTTGCTGCTGCTATCAAAGTAAACGAAGTATCTTGATAAACAATATATTTATGCCCTTGATGAGAATAAATACCTTTTCTTAATGTTACAGTTAATGCGGCAGTCTTTTCCAATTTGAAACCAGAAGCAAATTTTGTATATACACCACTTCTACGCTCATTGGCCATATTTAATGCTGCATCATCTTTCGCATTTACATATCCTGGTTCTGTATGTATATGAATTGGTTTATTATCCATTTTTTTGCCATCTCCTTCCTAATTTTTATTTAATGGCTCATCACCATCTAATCTAGTTCTTATATCCTTTGTTTTAGTGCCAAGTTGAAAAATAGTATCTAAATACATATCTCCTTCATCAGCTATTTCTTCGGTTTCTGCAATTGTCAATTCTATTCCATCTAACGACATTTTGTCACCTAACTTTGCAACAAAAAAAGCATTTTTCAATGCTTCATCTTTTAATGGAAATTCATAACTATTTGCAGGCATGAGACTTTTTGATTTATTCCGTGTTTCCTTTTTCAATGAATCTAAATCTTCAACGCTAGGGTAATCATATAGATATGTTATTAGTCTTTTATCATGTGGAAGTTCTAACCACATATCACCATGTAACCACAATTCATACTTCTGCCGTTCCAGCATTTCACCGCCACCAAGTGCTAACACGTGATTATACGAATTCTTTTCTGATAGTGTGTAATCTATATCCAACGCTTTTGTATCCGCTTCTAAAATATCAGTACGATTAACAATGTTTTCTATTGTTATTTTTAAAATACTTTTATAATCATCTAAAACTTCAATGGCAAATTCTAATCTTAAATCATTATCACAAGTTGTTTGTATTGCTGTAAAACAATTTGTATATCGAAACTTATATTCATTAATTTTGGAGGTGCTATTATCAATAATTAGACTATTTGGAAAAACTAGACGTATGCAATAATCAATAGCATCTTGTGAATTATTAAAAATTTTATGTGTATATCCATCATCTGGAACTAGATAGCGTTCAGCCAACATCCCTCTGAATGTTTTTCCTTTATACTTATAAATATCTCCCACTTTGGATTGTTCAGTTATAACTCCGCCCAATTCTCTACTATTTTCCAAATAAAAATAAGTATTATTGTTAACTACATCTAATTCGGTCAATGTTTCTATATAGAATTCACATTTTTTACGTTCAGCCACAGACGCGCTCATTCCAATACCAACTATATCTATTATTTTTTCGTTTTCAATATTTCCATCATCAGAAAAATTAAAAGTTATTACGTCCATATATAACACCCTTCTCACCAAATTGTGTGTGGAAATCTTTATTATAAATAATTAACCTTCCTTCACAATTTGAATCTATTTCTATTACTCCTGGTAACGGTGAGTCAAAAATGTTTTTAGTTCTATCCCGCAACCCAAAAACATCTATTTCCGACTTATTTTCTTTACTTAAAATTACGCGACGTTTATCACTATCAATTCGTAGAGTATCATTTTTTTCAAGTTCGACATTGAAATTATAAGTTATTGATTCTCCTAATTGTAAAATATTTACTGCTGGTTTTTTTACCTCTCCGTACATCTCTAAAATAAAAGTGCTTTCGTACTCTGGGATTTCCAAAACATTAGATTGTGTATTTCCCACACCATAATGATGTGGGAATACATTAGGAAAATGCTTTCCATTTTTTTCAACTTCATTTTTAGAAAACATTAACACTGTTTCGTGATACCAAAATGGATTAATGCAAACAAAAGACATTGTAACTTCTAACGCTCGATAAAACCCTTTTTCCTTTATTTTATAATCTGTTAAATCTACAAAAAGAAAACGATTTTTATACCACAGTTTTAATTGCTTAAATTGATGATCTCTGAAAAAACTTATCAACTCTTGTACATTGTCATATAGCCATACACACGAAACCTTAAAATATTTTGTTGGAACTCTTTTTTGCTTATTGAATCCACCTTGTGCAAAAACACGTTCTACAACTTTATGCTTTTCAACATAATCAAATAAGTCAGTTTCTTTAAAATTAGGAAGAGCTAGTTTCCTATTACCTTCTAAAATTGGATATTCCGCTTTATGTAGCATTAGTCTAACTCCCTCCTTATAATTTTTACTAAACCATTAATATTTCCAGCTATCTCAAAATTGTTGTTAACAATAACCTCTGGTGTAACATTATTAGCTACATTTGCCTTTGCTTGTCTATCTAACAAATACTTAGTAGCATCATGTGGGATTACTTGAGAACCTGTTGGCAAGTTAACCATTTCAAATCCACGTTCGTTTATTTCAGCCCAACCACCTGGTGCATATGTTGTACCAGTTGCAAATCCCATCGTTTGTTGGTATTCATTAACAGGAGCACCACTAACTGAGGGATTTCCTTTTGTAATATGTTCTGTTGTAACAGTCATGCTTTTATTTTCTGGTTTCCAACCTTTCCACTTATCAAACATGCGCCCCCAACCTTCTTGAATTTTTCCGGTATCAGCATCAATATTTCCTGCCAAATCTCCGTGTTCTTCTTTCAACATGTCAAGTCCTTCTGTTCGCATTTTTTCCGCTTCTTTTACAACAGCATCCTTCTGCCTTTGCGCATCTGCAATCAAAGCATCTGCTTGACCAGAACTTATCGTTTTAGATTCATCACGTAATGAAATAATTGCTCGTAATCTTTCCGAATATTCGCCTTCTGCAATACTAACAGTTTCATCTCTTTGTTTATTCATTTTAGTTACGGCGTCAGCTACCATTTGTTCGGTCACTGCAACACTACTGTTTTTTAAATTTGTAAGAATTATTTCGCGTTCAACAGCATTTTGTGATAGTGCTGAAGTTGCTTGACTGTTTCCTTCATTTATCAATTCAACTATTTTCTGTTGCTCTTCTCGCGTAATTGCGCGATTCTCGTTTGAAGCTGTTTCACGTATTTTGGCAATCTCTGCAAACGTATCTTCTGCCATCTGCTTCTCTTGTTCAAACTTTTCTTCTGTTGTCTTCAAAATCGCATCTTTTTCTTCTTTGGTTATTGTTGTAGTACTCAAGAATAATTCTTGGGTAGATGCCAATATTTGATTTTTTTTATCATCATAACCAGCAAGAATTTGATTCTTCATTTCCATTTCTATTTCTGCAATATTACCACTAGATTCGGCCGTTATCTTTTCTTGTGTCGCCCACATAGAATGATATGTGCTCTTGACCTCATCTGACATTTGCATATAAGAACTGATTGCCTCTTTAGTCGTATCAGATATTGTTACTTTTATGCTTGAACTCGATTTTTGTGCTTCAACATCAAATTCATTCGTTACTTTTATCATGTCATTGTATGCAACGCCATATTCTTCACTTATTTGTGTTGCTGTTAACCCTAAGTTATACATTCCACCCGTTGCTTCATCAACAGTACCACGAATAGTTTTATTCATGTTTTCAGCATTTGTTCCCACATTACTAAAGGATGCTTTCGCTACACCGTCTAGATTTGTAACACTATCAGCTAAATAATCTACCTGTGGAACCGTGCTTTGAACTGCTTCATTGGTTGCCCAAACAGCTCCGCCAATAGCAATAGCGCCTAAAACAAATGGTGCGGCTGCTAATGTTGCAGCACCTAATGCTGAGCCTAATCCTGCTGTTGCTACTGCTGTACCTCCGGCTGCTGTTCCAGCTGCTACTGTCGCTGTTGCTGCTCCACCAAACAAACCTGATAATGTTGTTACAGCACCACCGATTGTTCCAATTGTAGATATAATCGGTCCTGCGGCCACTGCAAATAAACCAAAATTAATAACGGCTTCTTGCACTCCTGGTGAAAGACTATTCCACCGCTCTATCATTTCACCTAAGTCATCTATAATTTGTGTTGCTACCGGCATAAGTGAGATACCTAAATCAATTGCTGCTACCTTTAATGCTTCCAACGTTCTCTGGAAATTAGCTTGATCTGTATTGTTCATTTTGTCAAAACTTGACGATAATGTATCAACACCACTTTGCATATCTAAATATGATTCTTTAAATAGAGCAGCACCATTTTGAGATGTTAATACTAATGCTGCACTTCCCGCTTCAGCAGAACTAAACATATTACCAAGTTCTAAACCATTAACAACAGCATAATCGCTCATCATTTGCATTGCAGTTTGCACATCACCGCCGCCTGCAATGAAATCTTTAAATGATTGGCCAGAAATTTTATTGAATGCCTCGCCTGCTCCTGTTGTCGTATCTCGTAGTTCAATAAACAAACGTTTTAATTTCGTCATAGTTTCCGGAGTGTTGATACCTTGCGCAGTCATTGTAGAAATGGCCGCTCCGACTTGTTCAAAATTAACTCCTAAAGCCGATGCTTCTGGAGTAACTTGGGCGATCGTTTTACCCAACTCATCTACTGTTGTTTTACCATAATCTTGTGTTTTAATTAAAACATTAGATATCGAATTAACTTTATCAGCACTTAAACCATAAGCATTTAAAATACTTGTTGTAGCATCAACGGCAGTATCTAAACTAGTAAAACCAGCCTTTGCAAGTTTCGCATTATTAGTTACAAACGCTGTTGCAACGGCCATATCTTCTGTTACAGGTATACCAGAACTTAACGCTTCATAATAACCGTTCTGAATAACACCTGCACCAATTCCGAATTCCTTGCTCATGCTCTTTATTGTTTGTTCCAGATTCTTACTGTTTACATCCACGTTGCCGAACTGAGTGCTCATTTGAGCCATCCCCACACCGAAATCCATCGCTGACTTTACCGATGCCGTTCCCAATGCAACAAGTGGAGCAGTAACCATCATGCTCATTTTATTTCCTAGACTTTGCATTTCTCCAAAACCTTTGTTTAATTGCTTTATTCTAGCATCGGCTTTATCTACTCCCTTTTCTAAGCCATTCAATGAATCAGTTGCTTTTCCTACACCGACTTTGACACCATCTGCTTCAACTTCTAATTCAATTTCCAATCTTTCTGTAGTTGCCAAGTTCACCACCTTATTTTTCTAGTAACTCCTTGTTACATTTTATTCGCTTCTTGCGTTTTATCAATTTCTTTTTCTAATACTTCTAAAGCCTCTAACATTTCCATGCCATCTGTTTCACCATTTGCTATTTTTTCTACTGTTCGTAAATATATTTCTAATTGCGGTCCAGTTAACATTCCTAGCATCAATGTATGATAAACATAAGTTTTCAAGGTATTCAATCCCATATTAGTGGAATATTGGTACATTAATCCATAGACAAATTGTTCTCTTGTCATTTTCACTTTAAATTGTCTCAATAATTCTGGAAAGTTAACAATTGTTAAGCTCAATAAATCAGCTAGTTCCATTTGCAATAATGGTGTTAAAGACATATCCTGTTCTTTTTTGGGTAAGCATTCATTTACATATCTTGCTATTACATTATATTTTTCGGCATATGCAATAGAACCGTAATTTTTACCCCTGCTTGATAGTTTTATATTTAATTTATCATTGTATGGATTCGGTATTAAAAAATTATTATTTTGGTTTAATCTTTTTTGATTCTTATTCATTTCTACTCCCACTCCTTAAATAATTCTTTTGGATTAAGTCCTTTTGGCATACTATCAAGCACTTCTTGCACTTGTGATTTATCCAATGCTTTCATTAATTTTTCATTACGTTCAAATGCAAAATCAATCGCACCACCGTGTATAAGCGCGATTGCTGAAGCAGTACTGAACCGATTGGCAATTAATCTCTCTTGGTTTTGCTTGATTTTGGCAAAGAATAAACAATAGAGTTCCTTTTCTGTCAGTTCCATAATTTCACTTGGTCTAATATCATTTTGTAAAAAAGGTATTAAAACATCTAATGGCTTTGGTTTTACAGTAGTATATCTATCTTTTTTATCTATTATTTGATTTACCCATATAGATAATTGTTCTATATCCGTTTCACTCGCAATACTCTGTAGCAATGCTTGGTATACTGCTTCAATTTTATCTTGCGCGTTTTCTGCCTTCCCATAAATACAAAAAGCAGAGAACAGTTCATTCACCCTGTTCTCTGTGATTTGCCTTAATTCTGCATTTAACTCCATATATGTCAACAATCCTACTTCAATCAATTTTGAGTAGGTAATTCTTAATAAACACCCTTTATATCTAATATATTGCAACATAATTTATACCGTAGGTGCAGGAACAACAATATAAATACGTTTTCCTTCGGTCACATTACCATTAGTATCAACTGCTTTATATAGTGCTGTATATGTGCCTGGTTCGTTAAAATCAAGTTCCGATTCATTTACAACTGACAAAGTCAAAATATTACTTTTGGCATCTCTAGCAATTACCCCGCTCATTAAATTTACAGTATCATTTACTTCAACTGCAATCTCAAAGGTATTTGGTGCCATTAAAATAACAGGGTCTCCAACATATTTACCATAAAAACTTGGATATTTATAGATTTGTGAAGTTACTAAAACATCACATGAATAGGTCGCTTTGTCTCCCTTTTTTGCTTCCTCCTTATAACTTCCAATATATCCTAAGAATTGGCGTGTATATCCTCCAATGTATGCACGCTCTTCAAACCACAGTGCCTCACCCGCGTCAATTGCAGTTTCTAAAATACGTTGTGCTCTATCATTTGCATAAACAATCCCTTCAACTGTAATCTTATTTTCAATTGCTCCTGGAATAAACGATTTTTGGTTACTAAAATGTTGCTCTTTTAGATTAATTCCCAATCGTTCAGCAATTAATTGGTTTGCATTTGTAGCACTATTTGTTTTATCACTTACATCGATTGTATCAGCAGACTTTTCAAAGCTATAACCACTTTGCCCCACAACTGCTAAAAATTCTACTTCATCATTAACACCATATTTCCCAATATACAATAGTGTGCTTGATCCATCATATGGTTGTACAATAATTTCTTTTTTCATGTTATATCCTACCTTCTAAATTAAATTTATATTTCATATTACAATATTTATACTCTTCATCGTTATACTGCGTTATATTTTCGAGAGTATGCGAATTATATAACCCTAAGTCTTTTAATTCTTCGACAATTTTAGGGATTGCATTTGCAACTTCCTCTTGTCTTAAATCAAATGCTGATTCTGTAATTGGTTTATCTTCTGACCAGATATTAAAAACAATACTTATGCTTTCAGCTAAAATTACTGTTGATGAAGCATTAGAGACATTGGGAATGGTTAAGTTTATAGAAACATCATCAATAATTTTATTGATTTCAATATATTTTTTTATAATATTTTTTAAGTACAAATATAAATTTGTCATTTTTTTACTTCCTCTCTAAACATTTCCATTATTTCATCTTTAGTTTCTTCAACTGTTTTTTCTGCGAAGCGCCTACCTTCTATGAACTTAGTTTCTTTTATACGTTTGAAAGATTTTGTTTTCCTATCATAAAAAACATGGCCTGCTCGTACTGTAAAGCCTTCATTTTGATAAATACCATGTTCTGCGCCAACTAAAACTCTCGCTTTTGTTGCACTATAAACATTGTTAGTGATAGAATTTCTCATAATTCCTCTGTCTTTTGGGGCATTTTTTTTTAACACTCGTTCCACAAGTAATGTTGCTCGGGTTATTAAGGATTTGTTTTCTGGAATTTTGTTTATTCTTTCCAATTTATCTCTAACTTTTTCTAATCCTTTTATTCTAACACCCGACATTTTTAGTTGCCTCCAAATAAAGCATTGTTTTACGCTGTGTGACCTTTTGGTTAACGATGGAGTATTTGCCCGCATATACTCCACTTTCTATCACAACGTTTGAATTTTTAACGATATTCGTATAATTAATCAGGCATGATAACATTTGTCTATCAACCATTCCCAAAGTCGCACGTTTTTCATCAGACAGCACACCTATTTTAGCCATACAAGAAAAATCGGGAACGCTTTTTAAAATAGCATTCCCAAATTTATCTGTTTGATTGGTGGTTTCAATTTTGGTAATTATAATTTTCGTTAACATAAAACCCACGCACCTGAGCTAGAAGCATTGTTTCCGTTTTTGTATGCGTTTAATTGTGGATAAAATGGCTCAAGAACATCAGTAATATAACTTACATTCTCTATATCAGAATTTTCACTTTTAACACCTTCAGCACGAAATCTTCGTACCAAACTAAGGGCGACTTCGACTATAATATCATCAAGTTCCGTTTTGGCAGTTTCAACATCTAGTAAGCAATATCTAGCCACTTGCTTTGTTGCGCTGTCTAAACATGAACCAAGATATTTTTCGTCAGATAATACACTTTCTTCTATATCAGCATTTAATCTTATTTTTAGAGTTTTTAGCATTGCTATTCCTCCTCAATTTCCTCATTAACTTTCAGTAGCTCAATCAATTCCGCTTTTGTATTTTCTGCTTCAAAATCAATTCCACGTTCAGTTAAAAGAGCCTGTAGTTTTGTTTTATTCAGTTTAGAATAATCAACAATAACGTTTTCTAAAATGGGCCCTAATAATTGCACAATCGTTATCCATTGCGGAACTTTTTTGAACCGCTCATACAAACCTAACCTTTCAGCCTTTTTGTCATCAATAACGTATTCTCCTGGTAATACCACAACATCTGTTTCATCTTCTGTTGTAAAATTAGACGTGATTTTACGATTTAAAATAATTTTCATTTTTCATTCCTCCATTTAGACTGTTGGTGATTCATTCATGATAACCACAATTGCATCTTTGTTGTCATCTGGCGTAAAAATTCCACCTTTTGCTCCTTGTTGGAATAATTTTCCATCAAATTTATCTGTTTCAATTGTTCGTAAGAATGTTAAACCAGTAAATGGGTTAGTTACTTTTTCTACCGACGCTACAGCATAAACTCCTGCTGGAAAGTCCTCAACTGGCGCCTCATGGAAAATAAATCCTTTGTTTTTATAAACCATCTCTGCACTTGTCATATCTACTTGTGCATTTTTACCAGTTACTGTGGTATCTAGTTCTGCAACAAGTCCCAAAAACTCTGGTGTACATACAATATGACGCCCTTTTTTAGATACACGATTGTTGGCCATTGTAATTCGAGCTGTTTCAATTGCTGCTTTAACATTATCTTTTGTTAATGTTGTTCCTACTTCAATTACTTTTCCGGCTTTTCCGACTAATTCTGTTGCAATTTCTGCACCATAGAATTCTAAAAACAATTCACCGAACTCAGCCATATTTTCTGCTGTTGCACGTGCTAAATCATTGTTTACAGTAGCACGATCAATCATTGTATTTACTGCTTTATGATAAGTAAATGGGACTTGTACATTTCTGTATGCTTGCTCTTGTGGTGCCGGCATTCTTCCACTACCTGTATTTACATCTTTGGTCTTATCATAATCACCTAATGTAATTTTATTTTTCTTAACTTTAACCATAAATGCTTCATCATGGTTATTAATTGCATCGGTTTGTAATTTATTCCCGAAAATTGCCCACGGATTCGATTTTTCAAATAGTTTTGGTAAGGCTCCTAAAAATTTACGCTCATATGCGTCTACTGGTCTTTTAAAGTTTTTTGTTGTTTCTGCCATTGTTATATCTTCCTCTCAGTTTTTATTTTTTAAATGTTCCACAATTCATCTAATGTGGCTCCGATTTTTTCCTCATCTGTTTTTGGCGTTACAGTTGATTTTTTCGGTTGTGTCTTGACTAAGTCTTGCTTAGCCTTACGTTCATATAATGCATCAGCTTGCTTAGTTATTTCTGCAATAACTGCCTTTGCATTATTTTCTGTTTGTTCGGCATCTGTTGTAACTACGATTGCTTGTAATTCATCAGATAATTGTAGTCCAGAACTTGCAAACAAAGTTTTAGCATCAGCAGTATTTTCTCGAAGTGCTAGCTTGTCCTCTTTCTCTTTTAAAGATTGTTCATACTGCTTTTGTAATTCTTTTTCGCGTTCCTCTGCACTCATCTGAGCAAGTCGTTGCTCTTCCGCTCGTGCTTCTGCAACAGCTTTAACAATTGCAGCTTCATTCTTTTTTTGTTCTCGTGCTAATCGCGTCTTAACAGCAACATCTATCTTTTCCTGCTCTGTTAATTCTACTTCTTGCTCTTCATTTTCTGTCTCTGCCTCAACAACATCTGCTTCAACATTTTCGTTTTCTAGTACAGCATTCTCATTCATACTATTTCGCTCCTTTTAACGTCTATCGACTTATTCTGTTTATAGCCCATACGGCTCAACCATGTAGTTTTATGACTTCACGTTCGGTCAATTTTGGTAACAAAAAAGCCGTATTTCTACGACTAAATTTTTTAGATATTTATTTAAAAATAATTTTACTCATCTTCATCATCTGGTATTAAATCACCAAATAATTCTTTGGCTCTCTGTTTACATTTTTCTTTTTCTTCTTTTGTAGGAGTTTTCTCATTCTTTAAGGGTATGAAGTAAGGAATTTCTCGCCAACGAGGTGCTGAAAAAGGAACATATGGTTGAGTTTTGTCTCTATTTTCCCATTCTTCATATACTTTTTCATTATGCTCGCGTATCCAATCGGGGACTTTATTTTTACTCACAACTTTACACTTCCTCTAAATAAACTACTATCTTCCCATCTGCCTCATGTTTGTATAATACTTTAAAAATACTATTGCGCTTAAACAATATCTCTTGCTCTCCTAAATTATCCCCCCTCAAATCCCTACCATTTTTAGAAATTATCCTAATTACGACATCAGGTGATTCATGATATTTACCTGTTGGAGAACTGGAAAGATATTCTAAAAATTCTCTATTATTTCCGACTTCTAAACTATCTAAGAATTTTTTTCTTTCTTGTTCATTATAACTAAAATTTAAATCTCTAACAACATTTCCTTCATATTTTGGAAGTTTATCCAATGCTGAATCCAAATTTTTTATAATTTCTTGCATGTAATCAGGAACTTCACCACCATTCCTTAACATATCATTAATTTTATATGATTCTGAACTTATATATGTATTGATCGCGTATTGCTCTTTGTCCGTTAACATAGTATTTGGCAAACCTTTTGTTTCTTCATTTGATAGTTCTTCATTGTGCAATTGTTTTATACTATCAATAACTGGTAGTAGCACTGATCGGCAATATGGATGCAATGGCGGAGCGTTAACCCCTATCTTCACATCATCAATATCTATTATTTCACCATCTGAATTATTACAAGTTTCGGATGTTCTATCGTCCATTACCGAACTAAACTCAACTTGTGTAACTCCCATTGCTTTGTATCTGTCTAATGTTGATGTATTATGTATTGCGCTAGATTCAGTCAATATCAATCTACTTGCATCATTATAAGAAACATTAAATTGGTTTTTAACTTCTTTTATAATTGTGTTTATACTATCGCCACGTAAAAATCCATCATTTAAATATTCATTCAATTTGCTACGTAATTTATCATTGTTATTCCATAGGCGTTCACTCCATTTAATGCCATTAAGCCATGTAAAGTTGTTTACATACGGTATTAAATTAGTATCAATAGATGCTAAATTATTTCCTACAATACTTAATAAAAGATTGCGCATAGAACTTTCTTGATATGCTCCCATTTCAATTAAATCTAACATTATTGATTTTTGTAATCCTTGCAATCTATCTAGTTTGTAATAGTTTTTCCTAATATCTTGCAAATGAGCATATTCAGGGTATTTAGTAAAAAATAAAGCCTCTTTTTCATAAAGAAGCTTTACATCATTTTTATCTAATCTTAACAATAAATTAGCGTACTCTATTGTGTTTCCTTCACTGTAATTAGCAAAGAAATTACTTATCTCCTGTTGTATCTTGTTTTGTTGCTGCTCCAGTACCTTTTTTATCGTTTCTCGTGTTTGCTCTGCTGATTTCATTGTTGTTTTCATTCTCGCCAGCTCGCGCATTTCCCAGTAAGTTAGTGAAATCATCTTTCCAAGCCTCCTCGCGTGCTTTCTTTGCTAATTCAGCATCATAAATTCCATGACGTTCTGCAATATCATAGATTACATCTTTTTCATACATGCTTGCTAATGTTTGCAAAAATTGAGCTATTTCCAAATTGTTTTTAGGTAATACATTAGTGAACTTAACTTTTATATCTTTTATTGGCGCTACATTTTTTGTTACATTAACCATTGTATTGATTAAATTTATACGTTCTTCAAAACAAGCGTTGAACTTCATTTGTGTTACTGTAGACATTGTTTCCATTGACAAGGTTTCATAAGTCATACTAGTTCCTGACCTATTGCCGAAATCTTCCCGGTTTAAATCTGGAATACCAGAGATGTTAAATATCTCTTTTTTGATACGCTCCAATAGATTTTCTTGTAATGTATCATTTACAGGCTTTTCGATAAACCCAACATCAACTGTTCTCTCATTTTCATTGTTTGGGCTATAAAAGGTTTTTATATCTTGCATACTCAAAATAATTTTAGGAACAACTGGATAATCTTTTTTGAAAGGAATGCCATTTTTTTCTGCTTTTGCTTTATCTTGTTCAAATTGCTGTATTTCAAATTGATATTGTTCCGTTGCATTTTTAATAGCTAAATCTAGTTGCTTTAGCGGAGCATTGATTGCTTTAAAAATAGGGTCCGTAAAATATTCAGAACTATTTAGTTTATCATTAAATGCTTGATTATATGCTTCTGTGATACTGCCAACAACTTCAAACAAACTCATTCGATAATCATTTGCGCACCATTCTGTAATTGCTATTTCTCCCGTAGCATTCGGTATCACTTCAACTTTTTCATCAGCATCAATTTTATAGGTAACCTTATTCGTATAAAGAGTGTATATTTCTTTATCATTTTTGCCATCTATACTTGCAACACTTGAAATAACAACGGCACATAACTTATTTTGTCTAGGTGTCGTATCGTACACCATGATACACTCTTGTGGCTTTAAGTATGTATAAGATACATCAAAATCTTTATCTTTATTCTTGCTTGTATAAACTAGCTCAAATGTATGACCAAATATCATGCTCTGTAACCACAATGCGCTATTCTCTTCCCGCTCATACATATTTTCTATGTAATCCTTGAATTGTTCCTTTTCTTCAAATTCATAGTTTACTGGATTCCCAACATTAAAACCTGTTATTGTATCCGCTAACTTTTTAGGATAATTAACAACCGCTTTATTATTTGCACCACTTCCAACAGTTCTGTTATGTATCTGTTGCGCTGTTCCTAAGTACATGCCCTCTAACATATTGTAGTGATCTACTAAAGGTTTATGTCGGTCCACTAACTGCTTAACTAAATCTAATGCCGTTCCTTTTAAATTTCCATTTTCATCAAACACCAATTCCCTATCTACTAAAAACTCTTTTGGCTTATATGTTATTGGTTCTATCATTTTATTCCTCCTAGAATCGTATTTCTACGTTTGTATTAAATTCATTATTACTTCCTACTACTTTTCGGACAAGTGAAGCTAAACTGTCTGGGCTATCATCATGTTCGGCGTTTTCTGTATAATCAAGGATTTCATTCAAATATTTCTCATCTGTTTCATGCAAAAAGAAAATACCTGACCAATGCTTACGCAAATAGGAAGATACTTTTATATATTTATTCATGCTTTCATGGTAACCACTTGCTATAAATCCTTGCTTTTGCAACTCCTTTTTCAAATATCCTTTGTCTGCGTTGTCCTCACAATATACTGTGCCAATGCGGTAATATTCATATAATTGTTTTATCTCATCAATACAGTCGTCTACATGTTTATCCCATCTCTTACCCAGAACTACGAATGTTCCATCGTTAAGTGCTTTCAACACTGTAAAAGCTGTACCATCAGAACCACCATAACTTGCATCAATGTGTGCTATTCCATTATGGATTGATTGTTCGGTAAATTTTGGGGCTGTAAACATTGCATCAGCATCAGCAATATGTTTTAGTTCATAATTAGCTGCAAATAATGAAGGTGTCATGGTGTTACGTAAATGTTCTATATCTTCTTTTGTCATCAATCCCGTATCATGGCAAGTATAGACTTTTTGATTAGGCATTGTTGATATTGCATCTTCTTTATGCCATGTTGTTCCTGTATTGATAAAACGACCACCACGATTTTTTACGTTTTGCAATTCCATGTAAGCCGCTTTTGTTAGTTCTCTCTCTGCTTTACTTATTCTATCCTTTAGGTTAACAATATCGTCTGT